AAATTGAGTTATTAGTTATAAATAATCAGAGGGAGGGTTGATGCTTTAATGTTTTTACAGATATATTTAAAAAAAGCTATATTTTTATTTGAAAAAACTATACTTTTTTTGAAAATAGCTGTAATATTATCATCAATTTTACTAAATTACTGCATTGAAATAAGTATATCCAAAGCTTTCTGAATATCGCGACAATATGCTTGTAAAACATTGACGATATCACACGGTTTCAACTTTTCATCAACGAATCGCGACGAATTTTCGTCCCATATTCTCTCAAATTCCAAATGATAATTCCCACAAGAATGGTGTTTGTCATAACATTCATACCAGTGTGATAAAATCTCCCGAACGATTGAAACGGATGCCCGTTTGAAGTCAATTCGGATGTCAATACGCCCTGGACGGAGCGCAGCCGGATCAATTTTCTCAACGTGATTCGTCGAAGCAATAAATATACGCCCATCCGCATTCGAAATTCCGTCAAGTATATTCAATAAATAGCTCAGCGTTATTTCACGCCCTGACTTCTTGTTTGGAACCATAGGAGAATCAGTCGCACTAGAAATCGCCATCATAATTGCTTTCGCTTCTTCCGATTTGAAAGAATTGAATTGTTCTTTCATGTCCTTCTTTGGTTCTTCCATTGTCCGTTTCTTTATGATATCAGTCATACAATCAATGTCCTCCGCAACAAGAATAACGTCCTCAGAACCCATAGCCTTGTTGTCGTATTCAATACAATTGAAGCAACTTTCCAAATCATCAATATCCGTCATCCGGTTGAATTGAACATCTTTAATACTCCGTTTGAAGAAGTTCGCAATTGCGCGAATAAGACTCGTCTTTCCACACCCGGGCTCTCCTGTAAGAAGAATTCCAATTTTCCAAGGCTTTCCCAACATCTGATAGAACTCTTTTTCTTTCATGAAATCAGTCAGTCTTTGAAGAACTTCGACTTTTCCTTCGAAAAAAATATTGTCAAATGTTGTAGAAGACTTGTAGACATTAACTTTCCAGTTGAGTAATTTTGTGTCAGTGTTAATTCCATCAAACTGAAATATATAACGATGTTCAGACATCATCCGCTTTTGATTCTTCTCGTATTCATCCGTAATTTGCTCAATATACTTGTGGAGTTCTCTACAAGTCTTTTTTGTTGACTTTATACAAATCGTGTATTCCTGTTTTTTCATTCCAGTTGTCTTGTTCTTGTCTCCACTTTCCACATTATCATTGAATGAATCAACCTCACAATAAATGTCTGCGTCAATCAAAAACATTCCTCTTTGATTAACAATAAAGGAAAATTCTGCTTTTTTAGTGATACTGTTATCATCATTAAAACGCGTTGTATCACGAACCTGTAATTCCTCAATTTCTCGAATTCCATTCTTCCCGTTATTTTCATTTAGAGAGCATAATATTTTGTATAAAATAGCACGAAAACGCATACTGAAATCGCATCTTGAATGCATATATTTGAATTCAACATACCTGCTTCCAGTAATAGTTATCGTATAATATTTTTTGAACATATTACGTATTCCACGTAAACTAAATTTGAGGTTTATTTTTCCAATATTGGACATTAATGACGCAACAAATGTTGTAATAAATGTCATAAAAATAATTTGAATAATACTATCTAATATTAGATTATTTGTCTTAAATTTGGACAATACATTGTATTGTAGTGTCGTTTTAACAGCTTCTTTTGTTTCATCTATACCTATAAACATTTTTATTAGTAGACAATATACTACAATTTTTATATTCAATTTTTACAAAAAATTGATGGTAATACAAGTAAAATAAATAATGTTTAACTTTTCAAACATGCCACGCATAAAGAAAACACCCAAAGATTTAAATTTTAAAATTAACCAAAACAAATGTATCAGAAATATAATAGAAGTTAAAAGAATTCTTTTTCTTTTGGCCTCTTCAGAAATAACCCAAGATGAAGTGTTTCAACTTTTACAAAATCTCTCGATTTATTTGAAAAACACTCATTCACGAATTACAACTCCATCAATTCCGATTGAGCGTTTCTTGAATCAATTGAAGATTCATCTTATCATTGCGCAAATGAATTTTTCGAACATCCAAAATTGCGTTCAAGCAATCAACGTAATGGAGTTCAACATCGAGACATTTGATGGAATGAGTAATTCTGTATTTGAACTGCTTCAACACTGTTCAATGATTGAATCTCTCATTTCTCAAATTGAATCGACTTTTGGAATGATTCGAATGATTCTTAAACAAATTCTACCAGAATCACGTCAGATATTGATCTCATCGATAACAATTTTTCGAAAAACATTTGATCAATTTGTAAATGAATTCTCATCCAAAAAGGAAGAAATCATGAAGTTTCTGAATTCAGCAAAGGAACATATTGAATTGATGAGTCGCCTTTCAGAAACAGCATCAAGTTTAGAATCAAAGATTCAAGATGTCGGTAGTAGTCTATCAACTGCTTTATCACATCAACGTTGTATTGCAGGTGTTCTGCTTAGTTTTGAAACAAAACTGACGATAAATCAAACTAACCAAACACATTTGATAGAATCTCTGAAATGTCTCATTGAGGAATATGTCCGGACACAATCTGAGAGACAAATAGAATTTCCTACTGTCATTCAAATTGACTCGATACTTCGCGTGATGTCATCAATTTCTCCACAATTTGAGCTCTATCATCAATCCAAATCATCTCCAACTGCGAGAACATATGAACAGAATCTGTTTGACGAACGAATGAAGAAAGGTCTTGATATGATTCATGCTATGATTGCGAATCATAATATACAAGGCCTTCGCAAAGTCCACGCATATCTAGTTGTTTTGTTCAAACGTTGCTATGACAAATCGCCTTAAAATCCATGAGATGGATTTTTATAAATTTTCACAAAGAAAAACTCAATAAAAAGAATACAACATTTATCAGTTTGAATTTTTATTTAATCATAACTATATTTTTTTTATCTCTATCTTTTATCTTAAATTCACATTTTGTATAACATTTTATTGCTGGTATATTATTTTCTTCTACTTCTAAATATACTTTTTTATCAATATATTTTTTAAGCACACATTTCAACATCTTATCACATAAACCCAATCCTCTATATTCAGGATATATTATAACATTTGATAAAAGATACCAATCTTTCCATTTACCTGCAATTTTTTTTGTAAGAACTACTCGACCGATTGGTTTATCATCTGAGAAATATGTATAAGCAGTCGCATATTGTTTACTTTCACCTTTTTCAATTTCAGTTATTTTACATTTATAACCCATTTACATAATACAATAATATATTTTTATAAATTTTGAATTAAATACTGTTTTATAACCTTCCGCATCAACAACATCACACATATTTCCTTAAATTAAGTTTCTCTCCAAAATCGATTCCAATCATATTTTTTTATAGAACTTGATACAAATTGTTCAGTTGGACATCTTATTTCAATATTATTGAAATTTATTGATACATCATTTCCATCTCCGGAACTCGTGTTAGAATGACCTAATAATATTAAATTATCGCTTTCAATCGTGCCATATTTTATATTTTGACCATAACATTTTTTAGAATATCTATGAATTTTATTAGCAAAAGCATAAATTAAATATGTTATAAAAAACCAAGTAGCACTACCATTTTGTGTATTCATATGTAAATATATTTTTCCATTATATTTTGATTCATAATTTGGTAAATTATCTAAATTTAATTTTTTAACAAGACCAATATTTGGATGATGACTTTCAGTTTCTTCTTTCCAACAATCCCATTCCCATATTTTATTTGTTTTTCGGTGGATCATTATTCCTTTTTTTATTTTTTTTATTCTCTTCATCCATCTTTCTTTTCTTCCAACCAGACATCTTATTATTATATTACAAGGAACATTATCACCACCGCCATTATTATTCAAATGAAAATGAATAGTTTTATATTTATCTCTATTTTTTATCAACCTATCTATTTCTATTTTAAGGTTTTTATAATTATCGTTAACTGAAAATGATTCTAAATAAAAATGATTGTCTTTTTTTATTATATCTTTATGAATAATATTATTCCAAGGTAATTTATATGATCTTTTATCAGTATACTCTACTTTATATTCAATTGTTTTTCCAGTTTCTTTATTTTTTATTACCAATTTTTTAATATTCAGAATATCTATATAATTATATGAATGAAGATGATAAATAAATTTTGTTTGATTTATAGATGGATTAAATGATTTATTTAACAATGATACATATAATAATATATATTTTTCCCAGTCAAATATCTTTGTTGTTATAACTTTTACGATTTGATAATTTTTATATTCTCCATTCAGAATAACTCCATCTATATCTATATTTATTGTTAAAAATAGTTCATAATTATTACTTAAAATCTGAAAATGAGATAAAGTATTTATTTTATCAAATGATATTTTGACTGGATAATATTTTAACAATATATGATTAATTTTTTCAACTAATTTTTTTATATCACATATCATTTATATAATAAAATATTTAATTTTTATAAATTTTGAATGAAATACTGCTTTATAACTTTCCGCATTTTTATTATATCAACGACTTCGCGAATCGGTTTCTTGTAATGATCCTCCAACTGTTTAACGATATCATCAATCATTTCAACGATTGGCGATAGCCACACAGCAATCATTTCCTCATTGAACTTGGACTCACGCATGTATTCCTCCATATAAAATTTGAGTTCCACTTGATAATTCAACGAATCTGGCGGGATGCGCTCCTTATGAAGTTTATTCTTTATCTGCTTTATTTTTGCTAGAATCGTATCGTTAAGTGAAGGGGAATAGACAATATCTTTATAGAAACCGGCCAAACTCGAAATATATGCCTCAATCCGCCCAGTAAAGCAGACCTTCTTCGATTTCTGTATTTCCTCCTCTAATACAAAAATAAGGTCATCCCCATATTTGATAACCCGATTGTGAATATATGGGAATAAATCACAAAATTTGTAGCACTTTCCCCCAACTCTTAGCTCTTCTTCCATAAACTCTCGCAATATATCAACTGTGTCCTCAATCTTAAATTTATCCTTCAAAAAATCACAACTTTCATCAAATGAAAGCGCAGGGACTTCATCAGTCTGAACTATCAATTCAATACACTTCAATATATCACCCCTTATTTTAATATCGTGGGCGTTTTGCGCGTCATCATAGACAGATTTCATCTCATCTCCCGTCTGTGAATAAATCTCCTTCAAATTGATTTCTTTTTCGACATGTGTTTTATGGAACTGATTATCGATCCATCGCAGGGCCTCGAATGAGATTTCAATTGTATCATTTCCCTCATAATTCAGTTTTTTCAATTCATTACAACCCATGACTGTATCACATAGGGATTCTAATACATTATGACTCACATCCAGCTCCACAAGTGATGCCGGATAATTCGTAATCGTTTTTATTTTATTATGGCTAACATCCAGTTCTTTCAAATTGGGAGGTAGCTCCGGAATCTCCTCTAAACGGTTGTCCATTAATCGAATGACCTCTATATTCGCGGGAAATACATTCCCAGTTATTTCTTTTAGTTGGTTCCCTGATAAATCTAAGAATCGCAAATTGTCCTTCAAGCGGTCAAACCGGAAGTAGTAAATGTGGTTATATGACAGGTTCAATTTTTCTAAATTGGGTAATTCTTGATCAAACCATTTAATTGTATTAAATGAACCGTTTAACATTTTAAGTGTTTCAGGAAGTTTCGGGATGTATTTAACAGTATTATTTGAAACATTCAAAGCAATTAATTGTTTGGGAATATTATCAGAAATGAAATCGAGTTTATTAAAAGAGGCGTTAAATATTTTGAGGTTCTCTGGTAGGGAATAATCGTGGCTCGACCCTTTATAAAAGGCGTATATTGAATTATAACTCATATCAAAATAATTAATTGTATCTGGAAGTGTAAATAAATTTGTATTAAAATCCTCGTCTATCCAAGATAGCTCCGATAAATTACAGTATTTAAAATTAACGATTACGTGATGGGGTTTTATAACGGTCGGATTTGGTAAAAAATTATCATATAATTTAAATGTGTATTCTTTCATTTATCAAATATAATATTATTATATACTAATTAGAACGAATGGACGCAAATATTGTACAGTTTATATATGACTTTGTCATATATAAACTCTAGAACTATAAATCACGATGTGATTTATAGTTATTTGGAAAATCTTACTTGTCCTACAACCATTCGCTGGAACATTTATTGTAAATGCACTTGGGTGGAAACCTGAAATATAAAAATCATAGATTTTTATATTTAGATGTTTTATTTTACAATGTAAAATAAAACCTGTCGGAAAAAAATAGGCTATGGTATAGCAAATTGAAACAATCTCCTCTAACTCCACCTCCAATTGTTTTTCCAATCGCGTGGACAATTTTATACTTACTAATCGGTTTGTCGGCAATGTTCAGTTTATATTTCACTATGTGAAATATAAACTTAAGAGATTAAAAACTTGAAGAGTTTTTAATCTGTTCTATTTAGAACAACCTACATTCCTAACTCAATACTTTGGGCCATATGAAGCTCAACTCATCCTTAACTTTTTGTGGTCAGTAATCTTTTTCAAATTACAAAAGCCGCTTATCGCGATAATTGGACTAACAGCTTATCTATTATGGATCAGTTGGAAAAACTCACCAATTTCATTCTGGTTGCTTGTTCCATACGCTCTATGGATAATATTCGCATTTTATCTAAATTTCTATATTGTTATAAAGTCAAAAACACGTTAGTGTTTTCAGATTTTTTCAAAATTTCGGGAACAAGTCTCGATTACTTTTTGGTTGTATTCATCACGGTTGTATATATATTGCCTTGCAGCTTCACCATTGAGGGGACTCGCTGGATTTGGGTCCCCCAAAAGACTGCTAATACTAAGCAACACTGATGACAATTTCAGAGCCGGAGTCCAGTTTCCTTGGAGTATATCCAAGCATATTCTTCCATCTGTGCCAACATTTGGGTGCCAAATGTTTGCTGTAAAAGAAACTTGTGGAGGGGAAAAAGGATAATTATCCGGTAATGTAATGTTAAGAGTCAACTTAAATCCATGATATGGAGTTCCTTCTGGTCCAATTATGATGGCCCACCATTTTTTGTTATCAGATGGATCTTTAAGGTCCCATTTAATATTTGGATTCTGGTTTGTTCCAGATTCTCTTAGTTCTTGTTGAATACGTCTATCGGCCATTTTTAGTTATGAAAAATAAATGTATAATTTATTTCAATTTTTTCACGATTCTACCAATAGTCCCATCTTCCAAGCGAACTTTATGTCCACGGGAATGATATTTTTTCTTAGTTAGAACATCCTTTATAATTCCAATCTTAGTAATTTTACTTTTATATGGTTTTATGATAATTTCTACTTTATCACCTTTTTTTGGAAGTGATAATTGGCTTTTTATGTATTTACCTCCACTTTTCTGCTTCCCGTCCATATTACATATAGAGACCATTATTTTCAAAATATAGTTTTAATAATGGAATATACTTCTTTTTCATTTTATCAAAGTTCAATTTATTTTCTTTAACTTCAAAATACCTGCGAAATTTAACTATATTAGAGTGTTCAGATTCATTAATATCAGCATCTTTATATCGGATTAATTGTAAGGCTTCTTTTGGTAAACTATTTGTATTCATTTGATTTAGAAGAAGATAGTATAAATATTCACCATATCCATATGAATAAATATAGTCATCTAAACTTTTCTTGACAACTGCATGACCAACAAGATACGACGGTTTTTTATCAATCGCCTCTAAAATATTTGCATCTTTTTTTGATTTTAGATGATAAATAATAATTTTACCAAAGTTCGCAATTAAGATAGTTAAGACATACCAAACCGGTTTTTTATCTTTAAAAGCTTCTTCCGCGAATAAAAACATGTTATTTAGGTCGGGGTCCTGACTATCACGTAAATTATCAAATATTTCACCAAATTCAATGAAAAATTTAGGTTGATTAAATCTTTGTCTCATTTCTAAAACGAAATTTAATGATTGTTTTTCATTATTCATAATTATAAAAATATTATTATAATTATATCATGCCGTGCAGTTGTGGAGGAATGCGTCGTTCTGGTTTAACCCCAAGCAATATAGCAATTAGACAAAATCAAGTGCAAAAAACTGTTAGAACACTACCATCTCAATTACAGAGACCAACCCAACCCGTGGAAGAGCCAAAAGAACAATTACCTCAGCCAAAGCCACAACTACAATTACAGCGCTCACCTCAATTTTTTTCTGGTAATTTACCGTCTGCTCTTCGTAAGTAATTACTCTTTTTCATACTTTAAAGTAATATCAGATACTTTATTCTTTCTATTTGTTAAAAATCCACGCAAAACTCGATTAGTTCCAGTTAGCCGAATTCTTCCTTCCCAATATACTCCTTCTTTAATAAATAGTTGAGAGTGTTTAAGAAAATCTTTCATTCCTGGAATACTTGCGATAATTCCTAAATCAGCCAACTGATTCAGTAGCACCTTAATTTCAGTTCTTCTCTCATCTTCCGTTTTAAAATAGTCGGGTTTAACCTCTAAATGTTTCCTCTTCTTTTTTTGAACGGGTTCTTCTTTTAGAGTAGTTTCTTCTTTTGATTTTTCGTTTTCGTTTTCAATGACATCATAATCTTCTGTATCACTCATAATTATATACTAATACATTCTTTTTATATTACTTTTTCTCGTATATTATTGTATAAAATAATATTATTATGAAATAATGTCTATTGGAATAGAAGAAATTGAGAACTTTGTTATTTATGATGATATTGACTTTGAAATAATTAAATATGTGGATAAATTCTTGAATTATGATGGACAGATGCAAAAAGATATATTACATCAAATAGTGAAACACGCAGTCGAATATCGCTATAAAAAAGAAAAACTGGAAGAACAATTAGAAGAAGAAAAACAAAAGTATAATACAGTCTATGATACTAATGTAATTCTCGTAAATCAACTCAAATGCTCAGAAAGAGCAGTTAAAACTTTATCAAATTTCAATCAGTCATATATTCAAGAAAAACAGGAAAAAAGAATTTTCATTAAAAAAGTAATGAAATATGGGTTTTTATTAGGTTCAGTAGCTGGCTTCGCTGGATACTACTATGTATCTAAAAAGTCATAATCCCACTCATTTGCGCGATAGAGTCCATTATTCTGTATTTTTTGCTCCTGATAATGACCAATAAAACCGATCGTTCTTGCTAAAACGAAGAATCCATTCAAGACATGGACTTTTGATATATCCACTTTATAATGTAATAGTAAATCTATTAAACAGGCTCCAATTGCACCATCCACATTTAATATTAGATTCGACTTCTTTTCTAATGTTATACGCTCGACTTCAATCGCATATCTAAGAACATTCCACTCAGGAAATGAAGATGCCACATATTTTTTAATAACTTCTACGCGCTTATCTGGGTTGAATTTTGATTTTATACGATGACCAATCCCCATAATATATTTACCGGACGTTTTCATTCTTTCAACAAAATCAGCTGGTTTCTCTTTGGATTTATAGGCTTCATAGAAATCCTTTCCGGCGTCCTCTATCGCGCCACCGAATCGTGGCCCAATCGTTAAGATTCCAGACGCGACAGACTCCGTTATATTTTTTCCGGCTCGGGCGGTTATTATTGCGGTTTGCGTCCCACTTACAGCGGGGCCATGGTCCGCCATAATGGCCAATATTTTTTCAATGAATTTGGAGGCCCAATTATGGAGGCGTATATTTAACCAGATGAGCCCGATTGTATAACCGAGAGAATAGTCTTTCTCGATGATTTGGTCAATGGGGTCTGCCCGATATTTTAAGTCATTTCGCTCATCCGTTATTCCAGAACTAAAATTGGGGACATTTCGGATAAGCCCATTTGAGATTGCTTCTGACAAATCGATGGGAACAATTCGGCCATCAGTCTTCTCAGTAGCTCTCTTATATTTCTGAATATATTTTCCGATTTCTTCAAATGTTTCCGGAACAATAAATCCCGACTTTCTCATAAAGTAGTTCTTATAAGAGGCGTCTTCATAGACGGACAGCGATGATGATCCAGCGTGTCCAAACTCTATTTTCTTCTCGAATTTGTCATTGCTTGTTCCACTACACCACGCAATGACAGGTTTCGTTTGAACAATATTAGTCGCCTCCAATTCCTCAATACCACCTGATTCACCCACCATAATAATGACACGTATCTTATCATCAGCCATATAATAATTGACCAAATCTATGAAACGGACACCATGATAACGGTCCCCACCAATAGATACCGCCTCCCCAACTACGAGACCAAGCCTCTCAACATAATTAATCATTTCATTCAGCAAACCACCGGACTTCGTTATAATTGCGACGTATCCCTCCGTGGCTAAATTACAGCGCTGAATATTGTCCATAAGGCCACCCACACTTCCGACACGCTGGCCGTTTATTCCAGATTTAATCGCTCCTACTGATGAAGGACCTAATAGGGTTTTACCGCGGATTCGCAAATATTCGGCTAATTCGAGAGTAGTTGCTTCGGGTATCCCCTCCGCAATAATATAGAACATTTTGATCGCGGGGATATCTGCAAACTTCTTCGTAGATTGAACACAACTACGAATTGACAAATAGTTATATACGGCTACTGTGCTCCCTTCTGGAATTGTGATTGCGCTTATGTTTGATGTAATAAGGATTTTTATTTTTTGGCGTCCCCAGAAGTAGTTTTTGTAAGTGTCTTTTTTGGTGTATGGGTCATAAACTCCTAACACAGACCCCTTTTCTTTCCCAATGTAATAATCATAATCCAGAATACGCTGTATAATCGTTGAATTATGACCGATGAAAATAATATAGTCATTCCAGAGCGAGATTTCCCTCGGGGTATCTGTAAGTAATACATCTTCGATTGTATATTCCGGAAGTTGAATACTCGTCATTGAAAGCGCCATTGATACAATCTCGGTAATCGGGATTTCGCTTCCATAGATGTGGCTATCAATTGAGAGCTCTTCAAGGGTATCCCGTAGCAATCGTAATCCCTCCTTTTCACCGACGCCTCCTCTCCTTACCCATACAGCCACATTCTTTTCCTGAAATTGGGCCGAAAACTTCTTAATCGCGCGTATTATTCCTTTGAATGTTTTCGCAACATCGGTAAAATTGGATATTCCTCCTCCAATAAATAAGATTGGCCCTTCTTTCAACATTCCTTCAAACCAATTCTCAAAAAATAGGGAGCAGTATTGATACAACTCATCCTCAGTTGGATTTCCACTGTATTCTCCATAATTATATAGCTCATTCGCATATCCAGCATTAACGATTGCATCTGTATATAAAACGGAGGCGCCTCCACCTGCGACAAGTGTCGCAATTTTTCCAGATGGATTAATAATTTTCAATTTTAAACTCGCATTAGAGGCCTCGTCTAAAACTGCAATATTTTTTTCAACTTCAACTGATGCACTTTCCTCTTTATGGGAAGCATCATAATACTGGCGATGCTCATCTTTCCAAAAAGATAGGCCACAATTGTCGAATTCAATTGCGAAATCAATCGGTAAATAATCTGAATCGGTTAATATAAGAGGATTAACTTCGAGACTATGACAGTATAATGAATCAAACATAGCATCTAATTGATAAATAACACTGGTCTCTTCATATTCTTTAATAGAATCGGTAATTCTTGCGTTTTTGTATGGGTCATCGCAATTTATTCCACCATTATCATTAAAAATATAACGCTTCTTATTGTTATGATACTGGATACAAAAGTATTTTTCTTCAATAATATTGAATGTTTTTTCGAGAATAAAATGGGAATATTTTTGATTTTCCTCCATAAACGCGATTATTTTATCAACATCATTTGTTTTTTTAACTAATCCATTTTTACCGCGACGCTTAACAAACTCATCAACTTTTATTATTACATCTTTATGTATTTTTATAAAATTTGAGATTGTAGATTTGGGTGTATCACGATTGATTTCAATTATTGGAAAATCTGGATTAAAAATCTTTTTTGCGCAATATTCAGTCAATTTCCTATAAAAAGGCATGTTTATATATTAGATATTATTTTTGTTGAAGATTGCTAAAAAATAATCTTTAAATGTTCCTTTTGGAGGTGTTGTATTACATTTTATTGTATCAAAAAAGAAAGTATTCCAACTAAACATCTTTTTATATTCATATTTTTTTTCTCCGTAATATAGTAAAAATCCGACTACTGTAATTATAATCGCTAATATGAAAAATGTTAATGTGATTATATTATATGTCTTTTTCTCTTTTTCTTCTAATTTGTGATAGTCATAATATTGAATATATGCGTATAAAACAAACAATATAGCAATTAGACTAATAAAAAAATATACATGCATTTTTGTCATGAATAAAAACCATATATAAAGTAAGCATGTTATACCAAATAATAATAATATACTTTTATTTTTAGCTAATTTTTCATTTGATAATATAATTGCAATAAATAATATAAAAAATGAAACTATATATTTACAGTATATATTACGATTAAATAATTTTTGGAAACCACATGGAAACATATTTCCAAGATAATCTCCAAAAATAATAATTATAAATAGAAATATTCCACTTAAACTATTTTCAAAATAATGAAGGGCTAACATATATAATATTAAAAACAAAAAAAATTGAATAATAACAGTATAAATAATACTCACTAATTATATAAAATGGGAATCCCACAATTTTTTAACTGGCTCACTCGGAAATACAACGAAGACATTATATGTCATTTTGAAAATCCAGACCATCTATTTTTCGATTTCAATGGAATCGTTTATCAATGCTATGCTCGTCTAAATTACGATGTTCTAATCAAAAAGTCTTTACATGAGAGACAAAATCATCTTATTTATGATGTTATTCGCTATACGCGCCACGTAATAAATACTGCAAATCCATCAAAAACCGTCGGTTTTTTCATGGATGGACCGGTCCCTATGGCAAAAATGCATCAACAGCGTCTTCGCCGATACAAAGGCCCCATAATGAAAGAATGGGAGAATGATATCAAAAAGAAATACGGCGTTTTCAAGGAGGAGTTGCTGGATACGAATCAGATAACTCCGGGAACGCTTTTTATGAACGCTCTCTCGGACGCAATCCAAAATGCAATTAAATCCAACTATTTCGGGAAGCCGGTCGTTTTCTTAAATGATGCGAATGTTTCTGGAGAGGGAGAACACAAGATAATGGGACATATTCGAGCGACGAATATTCCACCAAAGGAGTCTATCTGTATTTATGGAATGGACGCCGACCTGATTATGTTGTCCCTCTCATTGAAGAGGCGCGGAGTTATGTTAATTCGGGAAAACGCACACATACGTGAAAACAAATCAGGCCCCGAATTTTTGTTCGTGAATATCGAGAAATTGAGTGGCCTTATTCAGAAGGAAATGAGTGCTGGGTTGGCGGGGGTCCCGTATAACGCGGATAACCTGATATCGGACTATGTGTTTCTCGGATTCTTCCTTGGGAACGATTTTCTACATCATATCCCGTCGCTGAGTATTCAAAATAATGGCGTGGATTTCATGATTGGGGTCTATTCCCGATGTTTCGCGAAAATAAAGGACCACCTCTTATTAAAAGATGTGGCTGGAAGAACGGTCATAAATCATCGGTTTTTGGCGGAAATATTCGAGGCACTTGCTCGAAGCGAAGAATCAAATTTGATTTTCTTACAAAAGCGAAAGCGGACCCCGAAACCCCCAAACTTTGATGACCATTATGCGGAGGATAAATGGAAATGGGAACGCGTTCCATTCAATCCATTATTTAAGAACTGTTCTTCCGTAATGGACTATACACAAAAGGACTGGAAAAAGAAATATTATGATGTTCTATTGGATGCGCCGGATATTGAAGAAATTTGTAAGAATTACTTCGATGGACTGGTATTCGTAGTGCGATATTACTTCGACGGAGAAGTGTGCTGGAATTGGTATAACCCATACCATTACTGTCCATTTGCCAGTGATTTGAACGCCTACTTGAAGAAAATAAAGGATATTAATGGAATTACGCTTGAATGTGGGACACCATTTCATCCTTTTGAACAATTGATGATGGTATTACCGAAGGGGTCTGCGAGTATTTTACCGAAGTGCTTGGAGACCGAGATGAAAAGCAAGGAACTCGAAATGTATTACCCAACCACATTTGAGTGGGTAGCATGGGAGAAATTTATGCTTTATTCAATTGAGCCGAAACTTCCACTGATATCTGTCGATGCTATTCGAGCCGTGGTCGCAAGAAATAAGAAAAAGCTGGATACACATGCGAAAAAGCAAGAGAAAGATGTTGTTAAGGTTGCGAAGGAAATTGTAGATTTGTAAAAAAATCGATGGTAAATAAAGAGGATTTTTATGTTATAAAAAACAATGACTTTTTTTCAATTCAAACATTTTTCATTCATTAATCACGCAATCATGCGGATTATTGAACATATAAAATCGAACGCAAAAAAACAATGTTTTTTTGTGAATCTGACAAATTCAACCTTTTGGAAAAAAACTCCAAGAGGAGACGAAATTCTTGCTTTTTTCAAAGGACTGACACAACAACAAAAAATTGAGTTTTTTTGTTTCTTTGACATTTTTGTTGTTGGATATGATAATGGAATCAACACATTCATCTCGATGACTGCGAACCCATCAAATCCGAAGTTTGAGCACACTGTGATTATTTCAATTTCGAAAGGATACAATAAATTTAAAGATTACTGTCCTCTACGGCCGACAACTCCTTCAATTGATTTGAGGAGTGAAATCGGACATTCAGAGTCTCCTTTTGAGCAATTTGAAGAACGAGCATTGTCGCCTTCTCTACATGGTTCCATTTTTCCATCGGTTGAAAGAACTATCGGAACGAATGCGACTCATTTTGGAGGAGGACCTGCGAATGCTCAGTATTCTCCATTTCAAGAACAGGGTCCTTGGAGTTTTGGAGGAGGACATGTAAGTAATTTTTCTCTTTTCAGTTCTCAACCACCGGCGATTGGAGAAAATGTGATGGGGTCTTATTCACAACTTAGAACTCCGGTTTATTCACCTTTTGGTGAGAACCCTTTTACATTACAAGCGAATTTTGTTCCACTTTCATCAGCGACTGAACCACTTTCTCGGGAAGGAATATTGAAAATCAAAAAAGGACGAGTCATTCGAGAAATTCAAATTCCATCTGGTTGCTCATCTGGACCATCTACTTCTTCAACTGTTGGAGGAATCAATAAGAATTCTCCAAAGACTCAGACACCAATCGAAACAACAATCGCAAATTTGGAGAAGAAAATCTGGAAGTTAGAGAGTCAGAATCCAGAGGAAGGAAGTCTCAATTTTACTAACCTTGAAATTTTGAGAGCAAAATTACAAAAAATACAAAACTCATTGTAATGATGGGAATTTTTTTGTTTTGTGAAAACAAAATGTTATAATTATAAAAAATTGATGGTTAATTCAATCAAAAATTATTGATATTTTGATACTTTCTTTAGTTTATTAATGTCCGGATATACTGGAAATACCAAAAAACCGATTACATATGCTGATGCTGCTAAGGCTGCTGAGGCTGCTGAGGCTGCTGAGGCTGCTGCTAAGGCTGCTGCTCCCGCTCCTGTAAATCAATGGCTTACACCTGCTGAGGCAAAGGCTGCTGCTGAGGCTGCTAAGGCAAAGGCTGCTGCAAAGGCTGCTGCAAAGGCTGCTTCTAAGGGAAAGGCTTCTGCTGAGGCAAAGGCTGCTGCAAAAGAAATTCCAGCACCACAACCACCCGCACCAGCACCAATCCAGAAATCTGTTGATTGTAGTGGTCAATCTCTTGCTGGTGGTGGTGCTGCAACTTGGAGATCACACAGCAATTCTCCTACACCCCCAAATGTTGGTGGTGGTGGTGCATTTGTCGCTGGTGGTGTTCAACCTCCGAGATCGATGAGTTATTCACCACAACCAACCCAATCTCAGCAATTTGCTGATTCTGCTGGTGGTGGTGCTGCAACTCGGAGACCACATAGCAATTCTCCTCCACCCCCAAATGTTGGTGGTCGTGGTGAAGGTTGTTCTGGTGGTGGTAGTCAGAGACCACACAGCAATTCTCCCCCACCCCCGAATGTTGGTGGTCGTGGTGAAGGTTGTTCTGGTGGTGGTAGTCAGAGACCACACAGCAATTCTCCCCCACCCCCGAATGTTGGTGGTGGTAGTCAGAG